AAGAAAACAGCGGGGTCATGATTGAACTGAGCCCGGATTTTAGCCGGGACAGTGTAAAAGGCCTTTTCGGCCTGTTCGATACGGTCTAGCGCGTCGCGGTAATCGCGAGGCGCATCCGTAAAGTCCCCGTACTCGGGGAGATTGGGAACGATCGGAAGTTTGCCGGTAAGGCCAAACGCCTTAACGATCGTATTGATATCAGCCTGATCCTTCTGCGACTGAATCGTCCTCGACGGATCAGAACAAGTCAGAGCCGTCGCCGCAGACGCGGCGACCGGATCGTGAACACCCGTAGCGGTAAACCGCCTGAAGCCTTTGTTAGCCATTAGTCCTCCATACCGTAACGATTACGGTAGCCAGAATTACGAGCACCATACCCGGCAGCAGAGCCGCCGGGACTCCAAGAACCCGACGACTGGCCAGAGCCACCGCGGGAACCACGCCAAAGATTGATCTTAGGCAACATTGAACCAACCGCAGACAGGCCGGATTCGACCTGCTTCTGATAAGGCGAAATCCGACCCATCGGAGAACGCCAATAAGAGTCGTAGGCACGACGCTCAGACAAACCGAGAATAGCCGCCTCAGCGTTAGCTTTTTCCAGCTCGACAATCACAGGCATCAATTCAGCCTGATGCTCATAGTTAAGATCATTGAATCGCTGATCCTGTTTGAGAACAGAGATCCGCTCACGAATCTCATCAGCACGAGCCTTATTGAGGAGCCCTTCAGTCTCTAGCACATTAGTTAGTTCCACTATGCGGTTCCGATCCTGCACAAGCAGATCCGTCCGCGTATTAGATTCCAACTCCTGAGCCGTCACCAAATCGACTTCCTTTTTAGACTTGGCAGCATTAGCTAGATTCAACATCGCTTGAGAAGCTTCCGTCGCGGAAGCCAAACCTCTAGACATCACATTGTGGACAGGGATACCGGCACCGCCGGGGGTACTCGCCCCGGCGCCGCCTTCCTTGAACGCCAACATTTCATTTAGACCAGCCTTACGCAGATCCTCGACACGGCGCTGCATCGCCGTATTAGACATTTCGCGCTGAAAATCCATCTGCTTTTGCGCGATACGCATATTGGTCTGATTAGCGGACTGCTGGCCGAAGATGTCACCAATGACACCAACGGCCGGCACCACATTTTTTACGACATCCATCCAACCCATGACAGTGACCTCAGAAATGGTCAACCAGACCCGGCACCGAGTACATCGGCATCGGGCGGGCAGCCTTAATTGAAAACAGACCGTCCATGATGAAGTGAGGCGCGGTAGAACCCGTCGCCAAGACACGAGCCATCGGAGTATCGGAAATAATGAACGTACCGTTCAGTGTAGGCCTAGACGCAAAGTCCTGCGCCAGATGCCACGCATCCAACGGAGTGGGAGAGTTAGACCGCAGCTCACCCGTGATTTCAGAAGGCAGATAGCGATATTCAGCCCATCGCTCTTGATAGCCAAACACATCCTCATCACCAGTCTGACCCGTACAGTAGATCTCCTGATTGAGAATCGCCTGCTCACCGAGGTTCGCAAAGACCGGCATGTAGTAGTCATACCGAGTACGACGCGACCAATGCTTACGCAAACCCTGCTGATAGGTCAGATCGGCGCGAACATTAGCAAGGCCAATAATGTACCCGTGTTCGGTCGCATTCAGATTAAACCTATGCTGACCGGCAGACGTCCCATACGCGGCCAACTGACCGAGAGGCCCATCCGTATTATCGACAGTCTGAACAACCGCATTGACATTGACGGACTGATAACCACCGCCGATATATTCCGGACGCTGCAGACGAGCATCCGGAGACAAAACGCCGAAGTGAGAGCGCACAATTTCGGTGTACCGAGTACCACCGCGCGCATCACGCTCAAGAAGCTTCTGAATCTGAAACGCCTGACGAATCTGATTGATCGTCGCGGCAGTGGCTTCCGAAAGATCCGCGTACAGGTTAGCGGGATACCACTGAGTCCCAACATAGGTACCGCCCGGAGTCGTGCGGATACCAACCTGACCCGTAGCGACCGAAGTTCCCATCGACAGGGCCGGCTCGCCTGAGGTCATGTTGCCGCCAGACGTAGCGCCGAAGATCTGCAACCCAGCCTGAGCGCCAGTTACCAAACGAGTCGATGAGGTCTTCACCGTCGCAGACGTACCCAACGGGAGCTGTACGGCATCACCTTTCTGAGTCCAAGGCAGTGCAGACGTGAAATAGTCGTGACGCTTACCACGACGCAACAGCAAATAATTAGTCGCCGCATCCGAATCGCCATTGGCGATATTCGCCGGGTTATTAAGATTCTGATCGCGGAACCACTCATTCCAAATCAGGTTATAGGCACGGAACGGCAACGCGTTAACACCAACCGCACCACTCAACATCCCAGCAGGCAGGCCAAAATAATCAAACACCGAACCGGCAACACAATTGGTCCCATCAACGCCAAAGGTCGGAATCGTGTAATCAATGCTATCGCCGGGCGTAGCCTGTTCACCCATGAACTTTTTCCAATTCAGCCACACCAGACGATTCGGCACGAAGAAGAAAAAAGTTTCCAAATGCAAGTTATCCATCACCGGATAAAGCATCGTCTCAGTACGAACCAGACACGTGAACTTACCGTGGAACGAATCACCCGGCAGCACTTCCTCACAGAAGATCGGCACCAAATAATCCGCGTCAAACGTCGTCTTATAGCCTTTCTCCATACGGAACGAAGAACGCGGAATGTCCGCGCGAGGAATCATCGAAAACTGATGGGTCTGTACAGACCTATTCTTGAAACCGGACATACACCACCTCCAAAAAAACGCCCCCTCAGAGAGGGGGCAACGCCGTTAGTTAACAGCCTTCAGCGAGCGCACTTCCGCGCGCTGCGCGACATCCTTACCACGAGCCAAAACACGGGGCTTCTCAAGCTTGAAGTCACCAGACTCGGCATCGTAGAACCCGAGCATATACAGATCATGATCGTCAGGATGACGATAAAGCGGATTGTCATCCGCAGCACGATTCACCTCATCCGTGAACGTGCGAATGGCCACACCAGTAGACCGCAGAAAGATCGGCACATTGAACGCATCAGCGGCCGAATCACGAATCACGCAAACGACGTAGTTAGACATTAGAAGTTATCCCTTTTCATTTGCCCTAAACGGGCACGTTGGTTAGAGGCCTTAGCATCCTGCAGCAGATAGTCAGAGCGGTCATCCTTGGCCCGCTCACGCTTCGCGTTTTGCACGCGAATACGCTTTTTATTAGCGAGATATTCCTCGCCAAACTCACGTTCAGTCAACTTGTCATAGTAACGAGGCACTTTAGCAACCACACCGTTATAGCTTACGACAGAATCCCGATGATCCACATCAGAACGGAAATACTTACTGTGCCACTTAGCGCCAATACCAGGAGCGCGAGACATGCGCGCGAACTCGGGAGAACGCGGCCCGAAGTCGCCGGTTTCCAAATCCAATCCGATGTAGTGATCCTCAGCATCCGGCCCCGTGACCTTTTTAGTGACATAGCGGGCAATGTATTCCGCCGCACCGGGCTCGAAATAGCTGAAATACGTGTGACCGTGTTTCCAGAGGTCATCGAGGAACTTAGAAGTGTAGATATCCGACGTTTTGCTAGTGTGATAGACGGGATCGGATGGACTCCATCCGAAAAAGATCGCGTGATAGTGGGCCCTTTTAGTCGTGTCACCATACTCTCCACACATGAAAAACCTAATTTTCTTCGGGGCGCAAGCCTTCCGGAGTCGCTTCATAAACAGCTGGAAGTCCTGATATTTCAGGGAGCCAAATCGGGGCAGCTTTTCGGGACTGTAAGTCAGAGTGACGAAGCAATTTTCTTCGTGTAACTGCGCTTCGTGAGAGATGCGAGTCGCCCATTCCTTTGCCTGCATTAGACGGCATCCGATACATCCACCACAAGGCAGAACCAGCTCCTGTACAACGCCTTCGCCTTTTACTGGACAGACCCAAGTTAAGACCCCGTTGACCTTCCAAGCGGTCAGCGGGTTAGTGCACGACACATTTAGAGCCTCCAGCCGCCACGCATAGGAGCCATCTTAGTATTAGGAGCCTTTGTCCGGCCTACGCCCTTGCGGAACTGGCGGGCAGACCGACCCTTGTGAACGCTCGACCGAGATAATGGACGCATTTGAACAACCTCCAAGTAGGAACGCAGAGCCAATCAGTAGGCACAGACCGAGAATACCAACCAATAGACCAGCGAGTGAAGCCTTAAGTACATCTACGAACATATGTTGCCTCCGAGCAACAAGAGAGAGACACCTGATCGGTGTCAGTGGGCATACTAACAGCAAGGAGAGCCGTATGCCCACATTCAGGATAGTGCCGAACAACCGTCGGCACAGTGGCGGGATGACGGAGCATCCACGCCTTGAGAGCGCCTAAGCGCTCACGTAGCGAAAACCGCCTGCCGGCGGAAATTTCATTGTCCCGTAAGAACGAATGAAAGCAGAGGACGCCCTGCCGGGGCAGAGCGTCCTCCAATTGGCACCAACGCGCCTCTAGGGGCGCGTAGTTAGGCTTTCGCATTTAGGTCGTAGGGGGGATAGAGGGAGCAGAAGATAGAGCGACCTGAGTGTCCTGCGGAGCAGGAGCAAGACCCCATTCCTGCAGCTGTTCCTTGGTAGCGTTGTGCACCGCATCAAAGAAAACAGCGGGGTCATGATTGAACTGAGCCCGGATTTTAGCCGGGACAGTGTAAAAGGCCTTTTCGGCCTGTTCGATACGGTCTAGCGCGTCGCGGTAATCGCGAGGCGCATCCGTAA